TCCAGTTAATAAATACACTGTTGATTTAATGATTAAAGAACTGGAGTTAAAACAATGAGTCATTCATTATCAACCATTTCAAAAATAAGATCGGCAAATAAAAAAGCTGGTTATTATTTCTTTGATCCTGAAGCAATGGAGTTTTTCCGATCCAAAGCATACGGGATTGTAAAAACTGTAGAGAAAGGAGCTTTCTTTATTACTTCAGAAAATTTTACAGCTTCAGATAATTTTGAGGATAGGGTTTATAAAGTTCGGTTTTGTCATCTATCAGGAGAAATTGACGCACATAGCCAAACTTTCAGCTCTTATGATGAGGCTAGAAACTGGCTAGAAAAAACGAATTGTTGGCGCAGGGATTTTCTAAAAAGAAGAAAGCAACAAATGATTTCGAGTCCTTACGCAATTTTTAAAGCATAAAATGGCTTATTACATGGTTTTTAAATGGTTTCCAGCCGATCCAAAAAGGACATACTACGAGATCATAAAAGAATATGAGAACTCAAACTATCGCTGGGGATCTCCACTTTATGAGATTTTAGAGTATTTCGACACTAGAAAGGAAGCTCAAGAGTACATTAAAAAGCAGGTTTAAACCCTGCTTTTTTTAATGTCTTTGTTAGCTGCTAGAAGGTTTCTAGTGTGGATAAGCTTGATAAACAATTCGGGGTTATGGTCCTTTAAATGGTTGCTAAGGAGCGAATCCCATTCTTCAAGGGTTAAGGATCTTAAAACGGGATCATCAAACGGTGTAAGAGGTTCCATTTGTAAAAGATGATTTTTAATGGCAGACATAGGGTTGCATTTATGAAAGTAATAGAATATTATCATAGATGTAAACCCTATTAATCTATTTTACAAAATGCCAAGTTTCCAATTCATCGACTACACGCAAGCCGAACCAAAGGCAAGCAAGGAAGTTGATCTAAAAGATATTGAGTCTAAAGAAGACTTAATGAAGATCGTTAAAGAAACAAGAAAAGAAAAAAACACTTATTCAAGATAAATTTTATGGACAATCAAGAAAAACACGATGAAATCATCAATGCTTTAGAAACCGCTTCAATTCATGCAGGGAGTTTCTATTCAAAGCTTGCTGATGCTGGGCTAGCAGCCGATCCAATAAACAAACAACGCCTTTTAAAGGCTTTCCCTGAATTGCTAAAAAATTACGGTTCTGAAAGTCCTTTTCAAAAAAGAAAAGTTCATTTACCCAATTTTCCAGAAATTACTTATGAGTGATCTTAATAATGAAAATCTAATGGAAGATTTATTTAATGAATCGATCCAATGGATAGAGGTTTGCTTTCCTCATTTACCTAAAGAAGCATTAAACCTAGCCGCTGAAAAAGCAGCTAGAGAAAAGTTTGAGGCTAACCAATGACTAATGAATCAATTCAGCATTTCTTTTCTTTCTATAAAAATTATAGTAATAGAGAGGATATGAATCGGGATATTGCTCTAGGCAATATTGAGGAAGATCATCCTTATTTTAAGGATCTTGAAGCTTTTGAAGCTGTATCATCTTTTCTCGAAAAAGCTTATGAAATTGCCTGTGGAGATAATGCAATTAATCGTCAATACGACCCAATGGAAGTATTAGAACGATTAAAAGAATTTTCTGATAATGCTCTAAAATGGGAGAAAAAAAATGACTGATTATAAATACTACGAGATTACTTGCACCTCAATGCAAGTTCTGAAAGCTTACATGAAAGTACCTGCTTCAATTGATTTTGAACAGGTATGCTTAGAAGCTAGACAAATTGATGGCGGGCATTTTGTTCTCCAGAATGAAGATTGGGAGTATGACGAAACAAGAGAAATTTTTAAAGATTCCAAAATGCTAGACGAACCAATTGAATATATAGAGGAGGATTTTAAAGATGATTAGCGGGATGACAGTAGGTCTATTAAAAGAAATCTGGAAAGAGCATAATGTCACTGATGACGACATTATTGACTTTCATTTCACCAGCACAGATGAATACAAAGAGTGCAGAGAAATGGAATTTAACAAGATATATAAAAGAGAATTTGGAATCCTTATGGATTTTATTCCTACAGAATTAACAGAATTAAATGAGGGTGACGACTATGACCTCTAAATTTGAAGCTAATGAAATTGAATTAACTGAATATATGCAAGAAGCTAGAGCCGATCAGTTAACTAATGATGAGATTATTGAGTATCTCAAAGAGACTTATAAAATTTCTCAGGCTACCGTTTATCGATGGCTTAAGAAATTAGGACATGATGTTTTGCATACTTCTGATATTGATCGGAAAGAAATTGTCGAGTTTAAAACACGTACCAGTGCATCCTTGAATAAAGCAATTTCTGCAATCAAAGAACGGGATGATCCAAAAGTTCTAATTGAATACCTTGAAAAAGCAGTCAAGGTTAAACAGCTTCTTAGGAAGCTTTGAGAATTTCGCATGATTCTCACATGTATATAACTAACTGTAAATTAAACTTGTGAATGTATCCAATATATTACTATTGTATAAATGTTCGTTAAGAACATCAATCTAAACCGTTAAGGTAACTATTTATGGCTTTAAAAGGCTTTCAAGTAACAGTAGAAGGCACTTCACCTCTTCTCTGTTCAAATGTTGCTAGCTCCGATCCATTAGGGGAAGGCTCTAAACAAAAAGCTTTCTTTCACAGCAAAAGAAAGAAAAATGATGAAGATCATAGAGCCTTAAGAACTCTTGATTGGATCTTTTCTGGTTATTGGGGATCTCAAGGTGAAATCTCCGTTGATGAAACTGAAAACACCGTTGACTTTGAAGGTTTCTCTAAACCAACTATTCCAGGTGCTAACTTTCAACGCTGTTTAAGGAATGCTGCAACAAAATGGAAATTAGGTAAAGACGTTCTTCGTTCAGTAGTTGTCTCTAACGATCCAGAGATTGAATACGATGGACCAAAAGATGCCATTGAAATGTTTAATTCAAGAACTCCTAAATTTCAACTGGCTGCTTTCACCTCAAGAGGTGTATGGGTTAATCGTTTAATGTTTCCTCTTTGGAAAGCAACTTATCGTTTAACTGTTGATGATGAAATTCTTAGTGTTTCTCAACTTAAGCAGATAATTACAATGGCAGGTAAAGCTGAAGGTTTAGGTACTTGGCGACCCAGACATGGAAGATTTACTTCTGGTGAATTAATAGAGGTTGGTTTCGATGCCTGATTCAAACATTCATCCACTTGATATAAAAAACCTTGAAAAAGGTTCTTCTATCTCTAAAGAACAGATTCTTGAGTTCTGGAAATATCATTTTCCAGACAAAGAATGGAATGAATTTTCTTTGATGGAAGTTAAGGAAAAAATTCAAAAATTAAGAGCTGAATTAAACGCTCCAATTGTTATTAAACAGGTAAAAGTTGGTGGGGATTTCAGCTTCAAAATTCTTTTAGATGAAGAAGCTCCTGACTATTTAGCAGGTCAAGCAACTGCTGGTATTAGAAAGCAGCGTAAAAATGCAAGACGATTGTTGACTGACATTGATGTTAACAATCTTGATGAAGCACAAAAACGTAGCTTAGAAACTAAACAGGTTCATCATGCTTTTATTGCTTCTGCTGCTGATGGAGCTAGAAAACATTCGCTCCAAATGCAAAGAAAAGGTCAGTCGTTGCCTAAGTCTTTGATAAATAAATCAAAGCTTATCCCTCCTGACTCTTAACGGCTCTTAGCCATGCCCTTTGACGTTGCTCGGCTCGACTCAAAACTGCTCCGTTCCTTTTGTTGCAACTCGGCTCATCGCATATCAATCGCTACCGTTCCACGATTAAGAACGGCCTCAACTCAATTAAACCCTACGTGGTGATGATTGAGATCTTTAAAAAAAACGCTGCCACTTATCGCTTCGCCTTCCATTGCGCCTCATCGCTGCTCCGTTCAGCTCTGATCAATCGCTCGCACTCCACGATTAAGAGTGCAACTCCTAAGATTTTGTCTTTGCGCTTCGCTTCGACCCCTATCGAGACGGCTCTTTTCGATTCAGGACGATTCGGCACATTTCTGCTCTTTTCTACTCAATCGCTCACGATCCACGAACAAGATCGTAACTCCTAAGATTTTGTCTTAGCGGCTCTTTTCGACTCGGTGCTTCCCATCGCCTTCTCCGCTCGATTCCCTTCAACTCACATCAATCGCTCACGATCCACGAAGTAAGATCGTAACCTCTAATTCATTTCTTTTTATCTGATTTCTAACCAATGAAAAACACTATCAACCTACGTTTTACGGACGAACAGTTTTATTTTTTGCAAGAAATGGCAAAGAGTCAGCACCGAACCATTGAAGAGCTTTTATGGCTTTTTATCGAAAATGGACACTACTGCTATGGTGAAGAGCATGATTTGAGTGGCAGTGTTCATAAAAGACCAAATGAATTTAGTGATGAAGAAAAAGAGAAAATGAAAAAATGGGATTCAGGTGAAGCGGGAAAAAAAGAAGGAAACTATGTTTATAGATACCACGACACAGATAAAATTAGAGAAGTTTTAAAAACTATCCCTGCAAACATTTTGGGACTTAGAAAATGACTAACGAATTAAGAAACATTGAGAGGCTTCATCACGAATTATTGATGATTCAAAAGCGTGAAGCGGATCGGCATGATATGGATTCACACCTCAATTCTGAAATGGCTGATGACCTAGACGAAGCAATCTCTCATCTGGAAGCCATTGTTTATTACGACCCAACTCCTATTTACTAATGGACTTTTCTTCTTACGAAAACTTAGAAATCGAACTACCTGAAAATCCTGTTGATTCAGGTGAGTTCGATATTGATAATGAAAGCTTAGAATTAGAAAATGAATAATTATGTCCCAATAATCAAAACCTCTAAAGCAGGTAGAGCAGGAAAATTAATTAAATGTAAATCCTGCTCAAAAATTCTAAGACGGGTTTATCATCTTTCATGGTCTAAACTCCACTGTCTTACATGCAATAAAGATATAGATAAATATGATTGGTTAATTCAGGAAACCTTACACAGATAAATCTCCACTTTTTATCTTTTCTTGGAATAATTTCATGCGCTCCCGAAATAATTGACCAGCTCCTATTAATTCCATTGTTTTTACTTCCCTTATTTGTAATCCGTTAGGTCTTGCTATTACTATTGCTCCCATGAATGGGCGAAATCCCATCTTTTCATATAAGCCTTCTGAATACGCTCCTAATTGACATAAATAATCTGTTAAATATTCTTCTGGTTTATCTTTTGATCCTCCTGTTGTTTTGAAATCTACTATGCAAGTCTTACCTGTCTTCTCTCCATAATCTATTAAGGCATCAGCAGTTCCAGCCCATCCACCTGAATGGCAAACACTAAATTCTGAAGCATGAATGGCTGCTATATCTTCTATGAATGGGGATATACTTCGGGTGTACTCACGTATGGCCCAATGTGGTTCGGGCGCACCTTTAATTGCTTTCTGTAACGCCCAAGTAGTGACTTGCTTAGTAGCTCTATATAAGCCATCATCGTAGACTTTCCAGCCATTTCGTTTGTTTGCAACATTTCTGACCATCTTAGCCGCTGTTTTGATTATGTACTCACAATGTTCATGGACTGCCGTACCCCTACTGGCTGCTAACTCTCTAATATCCTCCGATCCAGGTTTTTTTAACCACTTTGTTAATGCTGCTTGCTTTGCTACTGAAGCTGTATGTTGTAAAACTGTTGTTACTGAATAATAAGGTTTACCTTCTGTATCTCTATAAACTCTAAGTGGACCTGAATCATCTCGCTCCAGGTTCCACTTCCTTAGTCCTGATAAGGTGTCTTGGGAATCTATATCAAGTGCTAGTTGCATTAGTTATACGTTCCCATTTTTAAATTACCATGAATGGCGGTTTTGTCACGTGCCATCAGTAACAAGCACGTTTGCATCAGGCCAAAGATCAAGTGCCATTGCCCTAGCTTCAGATGGAGAAGCTGCATATATACGATGCTTAATCCTCTTCTCCGTTTTGGGTTTCACTATCAATAGATATTCTCTCAAGGGTCTTTGCGTCATGGGGTGTTTTTTTAGAGATAAGTCGCCAATACGACCCAGTATGAATGAATGTTTCTCCATTCCTGGGATCAATAAACATATCACCGACTTGACCGCTCTTTGGTTTCTCCATTTTCTTTCCATGCTTTGATTAATAATTCTAATTCTTTGATTCTGCTTTCTGCATGTTTTATACGGTCTTGAGTGTTCATAATGAATGGCGGATTTACTGGTAGTCCAACTTGGTAAAAGTTTTTATCAAGGACGCAAGATCCTTTTTGAACCACTTTTACTACGCTGTCATAACCCAAAACTGTCTCCCTTGAAATTAATTGCTTTCTAGGTTCATAAAGCTTTCGTTAGAAGACGGGCAGTTGGTCGAGTACCAGCAGGTGACTCAACCAGTAAACCCGCTATAACTTACCCTTCAGGATTGAAAGGATCACCATTTGTTAATAAGGCTTTGATGTCAAAACCTTTCTCTTCTGCTTCGGCCCACGCCTTTTCCATGTCTTCTTGAATGTCTTCATCTCTTGGCTCAACTTGTAGATCGTAAGAGATACGACCATCTGTATTGATCTTTGTAAGACATAAATCCCAATCCAACAGGTTCTTATATTTCCTGTTTAAAGCAATTCTTTTTATTGCTTTTTGAATGGTGAATTGGTCGCATGAAAAGACTCTTACAACTTTGTTATCGAAGTCATAAACAGGCCATGCCATTGCCTCCTTTACAGGAGCATTTTCTGTACCATCATATGTCTTCCCCCAGACATAATCTTTACCTAATTCTGCTCTTACTTCTGCATCAGAAGGTTTAGAAAGAAATCTGAATGGTCTTTTCTTTCCACTTGAAATGTCTTCTCCCCATGTTTGGAAATACATGAGAGGATTCAGTTCTAGGAAGGCAAAATGAGCAGGTTTCTTTACATCTACACTGCTAGGGTTGAGATAAGAACTGACGAGAGGTTTGTCACCTTGCTCTTCAGATTTTTCGACTCTTTCATCGAATGTGGCTGAAAATTTCATAAAAGAAATTTAAAATAGCAATTGGATAATTGGGCAAAAATTAAATCTTGCACAATATTATTGTATAGCCTTGACCAGAATACGTCAACTATGCTTAAAATGAAAAAAGTCCTTGGCGTGGGATAAGCACCAAAGACTTTAATTAGTTGTTTCTATTAGAATACTACATGAATGGTTCAAACTTGACTAGCCCTCTTGTTGAAGGGCTTGTTTACGCTCCTATCTACAAAAAAGGTGCGTCCATGCGTTCAGGCCGAAAGGCTACAGGCAAAAATCCTCTTGAAGAAAGTTGGGATAGAGATTTTGATAAGGCAGATGTAGAACTTGCTTTAAATAAGAATCCTGATCTTCAGGCTGTTGGTCTTTATACAGGCATCAGAGGTAAAGGCATTGTCATCCTTGACGTTGATAAGAATCTTAAAAAGCTTTCAAAAGTCTGGGGTAGCTCTCTTGAACCCGCTCCGAAGATCGTAAGTACTAAAGCTGATGCTGCAAAATTTATCTTCCATATTCCTCAAAATCTATGGGGTGAAGTAAAAGGGCATGGACTGCGTAAGGAGGATGGAGGAGATTATGAGATCCTATGGGGTCGGAGACAAGGTGTAATCGTTGGTGCTTATCCTGGCGGACATTCTTCTACTGAGGGTATATATACGCTCACAGGCGATCTAAATGGTATTCCAGAGGCTCCTGCTTGGCTTATAGCTGAAATGAAAGCTCCTCCTAAAGTTCATCAAAATAGAAAAGATCTTGACTTTAGTGATAGAACCCAAGACGAAATCGCACAAATCATCCATGAATGTCTAAGTGTTGTCTCACATCAAGGTCTTGGTAGCAGAGATCATTGGGTCAGAGTTGGAATGGCAATCCATTCTGCTTTGCCTAATGAATTAGGACTGGCTCTATGGTCACATTGGTCATCTCAAGATCCTGATTTTGCAGAGGAGTGGGAAGATGCAGACGATAATCACACCCCTTGCACTGTTGCTTGGTATTCCTTTAAGCAATCAGGAATAGGTCTTGGTACTTTAATTTGGCTTGCAGATAGGGAAGACCCAGAGAGGCATCGATTTTCAAAAGAAAACGCTGAAATTGTTAAAGCCGCAGAAACAAAACAAGTTCAAGAAATAAGAACGTCTGTTCTTGACTTTGCAGAAGTCGTAAAACGTGCCAAAAATATCCTTGAACTTCCAAACCCTGCTGAAGTTAACTACAAGCTCAATGCTTTAGCTCTTCAAGCTGGTTATAGAGATCAGACAGCAATAGAAAAAATAATTGTCGATCAACT